CCTGGTGGAAATGATGCGCGCGCGCATGGGTGAGTTTGCCTCCGGCGTCCTGGGCGGCCCGTGGCAGTCGACGTGTGACCGCCTCACGGGTGTAGCCCCCGCCGGCATGAAAATACCCGTGGCGGCCGTTTTGCACGCGTTCCGTGAGGCTGGCTGGGTTGACATGGGCCTTTTAAAATCGCGCGCTCATACAACCAAAAAGCACGTTTTCTGCGCCCCTGACATGGTTAACCGTTCCAAGTCAGAATTGAGGGACGCGTGCGAGCCTGACGGTAAGTCGCCGCTTATGAAGCTGGTGAAATAAAAAAAAGGCCCGCGTTAAGCGGGCCTATAAGGTGGCAACTACAAGTCTAGGAGAATGACTAGCAGCCCCGCCAGTATAAGAGCAATTGTCAACGCCATTGCATGGCCTCCATGGCGCCGCGATTTATTAGGCGCCTGGCTTCGGGGCCTTCGGCCATGGCCATTTTGTATTCGTGATCTGATACTTGGCCGCGCTCAAATCGATAACCTAAGTCGACATAATAATGGTCGGTATACGTGAGCGGCGCCCAGGGCGCGATTATTTCCCGCATAAGCGGGTGTAAATTATCCTTCACTTTCATATAAATCCTCTCCGGTGTATATGGCCGCTGGGGCCGTGTTTAAATTATCATAAAAGCCCGTGAGCGTATTTTCGCCGCCGTAGGGTGCGCCCTTGCCTTGGTGGCCCCGGCCACTATTGAGCGCGTAATAACGCGTCACATAGTCGGCCGTACTCATACCGTCCCAGTAAACCGGAAAATAGCGCCGCTCTGGCCCTTTACTTTTCACAATCTTATGCTTGCCGGTGCATTTTGCATGTTCATTCATTACCGCGCCGGCGTGATCATCGTTGACAATATAAATTGTCCGTCCTAATCTCATTTTTAACATTTAACAATCCCAATCTTCAACTGATAATTTAATATTGCAAAAATCCGCGTGCGCTTTGTTGACGTGTTCGCGCATAAGGGCGCATATGGCGTCGATCAATTCGCGCCCTACTAGGTCGTTTATTGTGAGCGTGGCAAACGGCGCCGCGTCTATCCCCTCTGGCGTGAATGCATTGCCCCTGTGAAACGTGACAATCGTTTTATCGTAATGATCCATAATTTCCCCCTTTAAATAGTGCAGCAGCCACAGCACGGCGCGTCTTCGCAACGGCCGTTACGGTTCCGGTGAAATACAGTCGCGCCGTTTTCACCGTAGAAAATAACCCGCGTGTCGCCGGGTTCCTCAAGCCAGGCGCGGCGCGTTACCGTGTCGAATTTAATATCGTCGCCGGGGTTTATCCTGGCGCCGGACCGGCTGCAGTGGCCCGGGTATTTTGCGCGCATGCTTTTAATTGTCATTTTGTAACCCTCGCATAAAGCGCGCGCGCCTCACAATGGCACTCTAGGACGTCGCGCGCGATCGCGTGCCGGTGCATGCGCTGGCCGCGTGTGAGCGCCACGGGCCGCAGCTTTTTATAAAGCGCCCTCAAAACTTGTTTAGGCGTCGCGCTTACATGTAAACGTAAACGGCTATAAGTACCAAAATAAATCATGATGCAAGTCTCAAGTTAATAACGCGATGACGTGAGCCATGTGCCGGAAACCCTACAATGGCCGCGCGCTGGCGCTGGCAAAGCTGGCATGTTGCGCATGACACGTCGTCGCGCTGGGTGGCTGGGCAAATAACGACGGGGCGGCCGGCTGGCGTTTTTGTGTTAGCCGTCGTATCAGAGGATAAGACAACGACGACGGGGCCGGCGTTTTGATCGGCCAAATAATCGGCGTCGTTTAGATCATTCGCGCTTAGGTTTACAGTAAAGCCCCACGCGTTCGCGTGGCGGATCCATGCAATGCTGGCTGCGTCGCGATGATGTGAATAAGTAAAACCGCGTTTACCGGCGTTCGCGGCCACCAGCTGGCCCAGCTTTACGGCGTCAATTGTGCCGTTTTGTTGCGGCAAGTCGCCGGCCTGGTTATGGCGCCACAATTGACCGGCGGGTAACGCGTCAATAGTGCTGCAGAATTCGCCCCATGACGTGCCGCGCTTTTTATCGCTCACGGCCGCCCAGTGCAAAGCCAGCGGGCCACTGGCCGCGTAGCATTCGTTTTTCATGCTGCAGTCGCTGGGGCATGAGTCGCGTTCTGTAGTTGATACGGGAATCGGGCCGGTTTTGACGTTTGCGCTTTTGAGGGTCAGATGTACTTGCATAATTTAAGCCCTCAAAAGTTGATTGATACCCGCGACAAGCGAATCTAGATCTTTGGCCCAGCGGTTAACGCCGCCGGTATAGTCTTTCATGTGCGCGGCCGTGCGGTACATGTAACCCAGCGAACCGCACGGTTCGGTATTGACGTACACAATGGCGCCGCCGCGCTCAATAAAGCCGCTGCAGCCGCGTTTGTTGCCGTTAACCGCGATATTTTTAAGCGCTACATTGTGGGCGCTAGAAAAACGGTTTTTCAATTTGGTAGATAAGATCAACATTGCCAGCCCCTTATTTTGTTAAAACGTCAAAATAAGCCAGGGCGCCGATAAGCAATGCGCCAGCGACAAGGGCCACGGCCAGTAGATCTAATAATGCTTTTTTCATGTTGTTTTGCCTTTACTTTAGGTTAGTGTTTACCGCGTTTTTGTCGCGCGGTAATGCATTGTAAACGATTATTTTACACTTTGCAACGCGTGCAAACAAAAAAGCGCGATTATGCGAATTTTGCATAGGTGGGTGATTGTGTGCGCGACGTGAGCGGCGTTTTTGCACGGGAATGACTCACGCGCAAAGCCCCGTAGTATTTAGCTTTTTTCCGTTTGTGAGTTATTGTGGGTTATGTAAAAAGTCATTTATAAAAATATCACATTATTATGTTAAGTCGCGTAGGATTAGGGCGCCAGCGCGCCAGCGCTGGGCCGGCGCCGATTTAAAAGTGCCGTCACAATGACTCACATGACCCACAAACCGCGCGCACAAAGTTCGTTACTTTTCCGCGTGAGTCATTGTGAGCTATGCAAAAACCATGACCCACAATAACCCACATCATGCGGGCGCGTGGCCATGTTGCGTGCAGCGCCTGGCATGCGGCGCCAGCGTAAGGCCGCACCTTGTGGCCATGACCCACAATGACTCACATGCTTTTTGTTTGAGGGGAGGGGGTAGGGCCGGCGGCAAGGGCCTAGCAAAAACGGAGTGTTCGCAAACAATTTTTTATTTTTTGCAAACTGCCCCCATTTCTTGCTTTTTATTTTTTGATATACACTCACAGCACACGTCAACACGCATGGGGGCTGAAGCTCAGAAGCCGCAAGCCTTATGTAACTGCGTATATAAACGGTAATTCTTGCAAGTAAGTCCGTTGAGCGTAGCAAATAGTCAGTCCCCAGCCGTGTTGGCGTAGGCTCTATAGGAGGTGCTTGTGTTCCATTCAATCCCATTTACACCGCGCAAGGTCGAAGCGACAGAGTCGCGTTTGAAGGCGGTGTATGACGCTGCCAAACTTGGCCTCAAAGGCGACGCCCTCGCATTGGCCGCCGGCATGTTGCCTACCGAATACCGACAACTTACGCAACTTGACCCCGTTGTGGAGATGGCTGCGCAAAAAGGCAAAGCAGACGCTGAGATTGAGATGGCCAACGTCCTCCGGTCTGCCGCGCTACAAGGTGACGCTAAGTCGGCGCTAGAAATCCTAAAACATCAACACGGCTGGGTGGCCAAGCAAGCCATATCTGTCGAGGTCGACCAACGCATCTCCATTACTGGCGCGCTGGCCGAGGCACAGAAGCGCACCTTGGCATTGGACGTCGAGGATGCACAACTAATAGAACCAACGGCAACACATGCAATCGACCATATACAGCGCTGAAGACGAACAGGAACTGATGGCGCGCCTATGGGCGCCAGCGATCAAGGACAACCCACTGGCGTTTGTGATGTTCGCGTTTCCCTGGGGTCAGGCAGGCACGCCGCTGGAGCATTTCAAAGGCCCACGCAAGTGGCAGCGTGAGGTGCTAACCCACATTGGCGAACATATCAAACAGAACCAAGGCAAGATTGACTACGACACCCTACGCCACGCCGTCTCGTCTGGCCGTGGTATTGGTAAGTCGGCGCTAGTGTCATGGATCACAATCTGGATGTTGTCCACGCGGATTGGCTCCACGACCATCATCTCAGCCAACAGTGAGTCTCAACTGCGCTCAGTCACTTGGGCCGAGATTACCAAGTGGCTGGCGATGTCACTCAACTCGCATTGGTTTGAAGTGTCGGCCACCAGGCTGATGCCGGCCAAGTGGATCACGGAATTGGTCGAGCGTGATCTTAAAAAGGGCACGCGCTACTGGGGCGTCGAGGGGCGGCTGTGGTCAGCGGAGAATCCAGACGCTTACGCGGGCGTCCACAACTTTGACGGTGTGCTGGTGATCTTTGATGAGGCGTCGGGTATTGACGACAGCATCTGGGCTGTGACGGCCGGTTTCTTTACTGAGAACACGCCCAACAGGTTCTGGATGGCGTTCTCCAACCCGCGCCGCAACACGGGGTATTTCTACGAGACGTTCAACAGCAAGCGTGGTTTTTGGACAACAAAAGTCGTGGACGCGCGCACAGTCGAGGGTACGGACAAGCAGGTCTATCAGAGCATCATCGACGAATACGGGCCAGACTCGGCGCAAGCGCACGTCGAGGTCTACGGTCAGTTCCCGTCCGAAGGCGACGATCAGTTCATCGGAGCGTTTTTGGTTGACGAAGCGATGAAGCGCCCGAAATATCAGGACGCCAGCGCTCCGATTGTGATTGGTGTTGACCCAGCGCGGTTTGGCGCAGACGCCACAGTCATCGCCATACGGCAGGGTCGTGACATTGTGCGGATTGACAGGCACAGGGGCGACGACACCATGACAGTCGTGGGGCACATTATTGAGGCGATTGACGAATTTAAACCCACGTTGGTCGTGATCGACGAAGGCGGCTTGGGCGCCGGCATTGTTGACCGCTTGAAAGAGCAGCGATACAAAGTCAAGGGCGTTAATTTTGGCAACAAATCGGCCACGCCAGTGATGTACGGCAACAAACGGGCTGAAATGTGGGGCAAGATGAAAGATTGGTTGAAAACAGCCTCAATTCCGCTTGACAGGTTCTTAAAAACTGATCTAATTTCGCCTATGATGAAGCCCGACTCGAAGGGGACTATTTTCCTAGAGTCGAAAAAGGACATGAAAGCCAGAGGGCTGGCGTCACCAGACGCGGCAGACGCGATCTGCGTGACTTTTGCCTACCCTGTGGCACACCGTGAGGCGCGTGAACCCACGCAGCGCCGCACTTATGTAGACCGAAGCGTGGTTGCAACCTCTTGGATGGGATCATAAATGGCAAATACTAAACCAATTGGTGTAGCGTACGAAGATCAAAACATCATCGGCGCGGACATTGTAAAAGCGGCCAATATTGCCACCACCGGCACGATTGGTTATGCGGCTGGTGCATATAACACCGTAACCCAGACCAACAACAAGACCACAGCGGTGACGATCAACACGCCTTCTGGCCAGATCATTACCGCCAACGCTCAGATGGCGCCCAGCGCCAACGCTTTGTTTGTGGTTAATTGCAGCGCTGTTAGTTCCAAAGATGTGGTGGTGATCAGCCCTGCAACTGGCGGCACTGTGGGCGCATACAACGTGTTTATTTCAGCCATTGCTGACGGCTCGTTCACGGTTGAGATCAAGAACGTGACCAATAATGCGTACAGCGAAGCGATCCATTTGAACTACGCCATTCTTCACACGGAGACTTAAATGCCACTCGTCAAATCAAAATCACCCGAGGCGTTCCGCAAGAACGTCGCCGCTGAAGTCAAGGCTGGCAAACCCGTCAAGCAGGCCGTTGCAATTGCCTACGCAACCAAACGCGCAGCGCCCACACCAATGAAGAAAAAATGAAAGCATTACAAGACTGCGTCATCATTGAGCGCGACACTGAAAAGCATCCTCTGTTCGTGTTGCCGCAGACTGAAAAGTTGGGCACCGGTATCGCCATCGCTGTCGGGCCAAAATGCTTGGACATAAACGTCGGCGATCACGTATACTTCGATGTAGGGCAAGAATTTAAGCATGAGAACACGGACTATGTTGTCATGCGTGAGCCTCACATTTTAGGGGTTTTGGAATGACTGATCCTACTGGTATTGTTGCGGCGGCTAACGTCGCTGCTGGCGGCAAGCCTAAAAACAGCGCTTCCGATATATTGACAGTCGCCCGCGCGCGACTGGACATGGCTGTCTCTGCACTGGCTGAAAGCCGTGAAGATGAGATCGACGACCTGCGTTTTTACGCAGGCTCACCCGACAACCACTGGCAGTGGCCCGCCGACGTGCTGGCCACCCGAGGCGCGGTGCAGGGTCAGACGATCAACGCCCGCCCGACACTCACAATCAACAAACTGCCCCAGCACGTGCGTCAAGTGACAAACGATATGAGGCAAAACCGCCCAGGCGCCAAGGTCATCCCAGTGGATGACAACGCCGACGTGCAAGTGGCTGAGATTTTTAACGGCATGATCCGCCACATTGAGTACATCAGTGACGCGGACGTGGCCTACGACACAGCATGTGAAAACCAAGTCGCCTACGGCGAGGGTTACATCACCCTGATGACCGAGTATTGCGACCCTAACACCTTCGATCAAGACATCAAGATTGGCCGTGTACGCAACTCGTTCAGTGTCTACATGGATCCGCTGATTCAAGACCCCACTGGCGCGGACGCCAAGTGGTGTTTTATCACCGAAGACCTGACAAAAGCAGAATACGAGCGTCAATACCCCGACGCAGCGCCTATTTCCACGCTCCAGTCGCTTGGCGTGGGTGATCAGTCGATCAGTAATTGGCTCAATGAGGACACCGTCCGCATCGCTGGTTACTACTACATCGACTACGAGAAAGCCAAGCTGAATTTGTACCCCGGTGGCCAAACAGCGTTTGAAGGCACGCCCGAAGACAAGCAAATGAAGCTGGTTTACGGCAAACCTAAGCGCACACGCGAGTCAATCAACCCCAAAGTGCGATATTGCAAAATCAACGGCTATGAAATTCTTGAAGAAAAAGAGTGGGCTGGCAAGTGGATCCCCGTGATCCGCGTGGTTGGCAATGAATTTGAGGTTGATGGTCGTTTGTACGTGTCAGGTTTGGTGCGCAACGCCAAAGACGCCCAGCGCATGTACAACTATTGGGTGTCGCAAGAGGCTGAAATGCTGGCTTTGGCGCCTAAAGCACCGTTTATTGGCTACGGCGGCCAGTTTGAGGGCTACGAAGACAAGTGGAAGACGGCAAACACGAACAATTGGCCCTATCTGGAGGTCAATCCGGACGTTACAGACGGCCAAGGCGCGGTGTTGCCACTACCCCAGCGGGCACAGCCTCCAATGGCTTCTACGGGCCTGTTGCAAGCCAAAGCTGGCGCTTCTGAAGACATCAAGGCTACAACGGGCCAATATGATGCTAGTTTAGGCCAAGGCGGCAACGAGCGCTCAGGTAAAGCGATCCTTGCACGCCAGCGCGAAGGCGATGTGGGCACGTATCACTACGGCGACAACCTGACTCGTGCGGTTCGCCACGTGGCGCGTCAGCTGGTCGACCTGATTCCTAAAATTTACGACACACAACGTATCGCCCGCATCATTGGTGAAGATGGCGAGACGAAAATGGTCAAGATCAACCCCGAGCAGCCTGAACCAGTCAAGCAGATTGTGGATCAGCAGGGTATTGTGATTGAGAAAATCTACAACCCTGGCGTCGGCAAGTATGACGTGGTGGCCACCACTGGCCCAGGCTACGCGACCAAGCGCCAAGAAGCGCTGGAAGCCATGGCGCAGTTGCTCCAAGGTAACCCACAATTGTGGCAAGTGGCTGGCGACTTGTTTGTCAAGAACATGGACTGGCCAGGCGCTCAGGAAATGTCCAAACGTTTTGCCAAAACAATTGACCCCAAGATCTTGCAAGACGACGACAAGTCACCTGAGTTGCAGGCCGCCGAGCAGCAGATTCAGGCGATGGGCGCTGAAATGGAAAACATGCACGCCATGATCCAGAACATTGGCAAGTCCATTGAGATGCAAGACTTGGAACGCAAAGAATTTGAGGCTCAAATCAGGGCTTACGACGCCGAAACCAAACGAATCAGCGCGGTGCAGGCCGGCATGACTGAAGAGCAGATCCAAGACATCGCCATGGGCGTGGTGGCTGCGGCCATGGAGTCACAAATGGCCATGATTCCTATGATCAGGGATGAGGAACCGCCCGCCGAGCAACAGATGGAGATGCCACAATGACCGCCGCAGAATTTATAGGGCAACTATTCTTGGCCCGTGATGTTGCACACTCTGTGCATCTGAACACGCGCAGTTTTAGCAAGCACATGGCCCTGAACACCTTTTACGACAGCATCATCGACCATGCTGACGCATTTGCTGAAGCCTACCAAGGCCGTCATGGCTTGATCGGCCCCATCACTTTGCACTCGGCCAAGAAGACAAACAACATCATTGAATTCTTGGAAAGCCAACTTGCTGAGTTAGAAGCGGCAAGATATGATGTCGTACCGAAGACGGATTCGTCTTTGCAACAGTTGATTGATAATATCGTTGAGCTGTATTTGACTACGCTCTACAAGTTAAAATTCTTGGCATAAGGAGCCACCATGTCTAACTACACAGCCATTACAGCCACGACTCAAATCAAGCGTGACGCAGGCAAACTTAACGGTATTTTTGTGAGTAGCGCATCTGGCACACCCACAATCACAGTGTACGACTCGTTTGCTTCTAGCACGTCTGACCCTGTGGTTTTGGCGACTTTTACGCCTACTGCCAACACAATGCACAACTTTTTCCAAGGCTTGTACCTGAACAAAGGCATTTATGTCGTGATTGGCGGTACAGTCAGCGCGACCATCTCTTACGAATAAGGGGCCAGCATGGCAGACGTCAAGATTTCCCAACTGCCAGCAGCCACCACACCGCTGGCTGGAACCGAGCAGATCCCGCTTGTTCAGAGCAGCACAACCAAGCAAATTACGGTCAGCAACTTGCTGACTGCGGCCAATCTGGGTACGCCCACGGCCATTAACCTAACAAACGCCACCAACGTGCCTGTCAATCAGGCTACTGGCACTTTGGCCGTCGCCCATGGCGGCACAGGAACAGCCACGCCCAGCATTGTGGCGGGTACAAATATCGCCGTTACAGGCACATGGCCAAACCAGACGATTTCAGCCACTGGCGCTGCTGCTGGTGATGTCACTGGCCCATCGTCTGCCACTGACAACGCTGTTGTGCGGTTTGACAACACCACTGGCAAAGTGATCCAAAACTCTGGTGTGATCATCAGCGACGCAAACGCAATTTCTGGCGGCACTTGGAACGGCGCTACTGTTGGCGTGCCTTATGGCGGCACTGGCACAACAACTGTGACCGGTATTGTCAAGGGTAACGGCACAAACGCGGTTAGCGCAGCCACAGCAGGCACAGATTATGTTGCCCCAGGCGGTGCGCTCGGCACACCTTCAAGCGGTGTAGCTACAAATTTGACCGGCCTGCCACTTTCTACTGGCGTGACTGGAACTCTTCCCGTCGCAAACGGTGGTACAGGCACAACGACACCTAGCATTGTCGCCGGTACAAACGTCACCGTAACTGGCACTTGGCCAAACCAAACAATCAACGCCACTGGCGGCGGTAGTGGTGGTGGTTCTGTGACCGACGTGTCTGTCGTGTCTGCCAACGGCTTGGCCGGTACAGTTGCGACATCTACAAGCACCCCTGCGATCACTTTGTCTACAACTGTGACTGGTGTGGTTAAGGGTAACGGCACGGCCTTGTCTGCGGCAACCGCAGGAACTGACTATGTTGCACCTGGCGGTGCATTGGGCACACCTTCAAGCGGTACAGCTACAAATTTGACCGGCCTGCCACTTTCTACTGGCGTGACTGGAACTCTTCCCGTCGCAAACGGTGGCTCTGGCCAAACGACTGCACAAGCGGCCATGAACGCATTTGCTGGCGCTACGACCAGCGGCTCATATTTGCGCGGCAACGGCACAAACGTGGTGATGGCCACGATCCAAGCTGGCGATGTGCCAACGCTTAACCAAAACACGACTGGCTCTGCTGGGTCTGTGGCCAATGCGTTGACGGCTGGCACTGGCATTTCGTTCAGTTCTGGCACAACCTACAATGGTTCGGCTGCCATCACAATTAACAGCACTGGCGTTGCAAGCTACCCAGGCGCGGGCATTCCTAACTCGACTGGTTCGGCTTGGGGTACAAGCTACAGTGTTAGCGGCTCTGGGACAACGGTTGCGCTGACCACAAGCCCAACATTTGTGACGCCTGTTTTGGGCACTCCCACATCGGCCACATTGACCAACGCGACTGGCTTGCCAATCGCTACTGGCGTGTCTGGTTTGGGCACTGGTGTGGCAACTGCTTTGGCAGTCAATGTCGGTTCTGCTGGCGCCCCTGTGGTTAACGGCGGTGCTTTAGGTACGCCTTCTAGCGGTACGCTGACCAATGCAACTGGTTTGCCCATTAGCACTGGCGTGTCTGGCCTTGGAACTGGTGTTGCCACTTTCTTGACCACACCGTCAAGCGCTAACTTAATTTCTGTTGTTTCTGATGAGACTGGCTCTGGATCGTTGGTGTTTAACACCAATGCGGCACTGACAAACCCAACAGTTACCAACTACGTTGAAACGCCTTACAGCGCTAACAGTTCAACAGCCATCACTTTGGCTTTGACCAACGGCACTGTGCAGATCATCACGTTGACTGGCAACGCGACAATCACAATGCCTACGGCTACAAGCGGTAAGTCTTTCATTTTGCTTCTTAAACAAGATGCTACTGGCTCACGCACTGTGACATGGTCAACAGTTGTATGGCCAGGCGGCACTGCACCCACAATTACAGCAACAGCTTCCAAACAAGATATTTATTCTTTCTTTGCTGACGGCACAAATTGGTATGGCGTAACTGTCGGCCAGAACTACTAATCTAAAGGATTGATAAATGTTTGCTGCTGGTAAAACTAAAGGCGTTGTCGCAACGGCTGCCAACTACATCGAGGATGTGTTCAGCACATACCTCTACACAGGCAATGGTGGAGGTTCAAATAATCCAATTGTTAATGGTGTTGATATTTCTAACAATGGTGGATTGGTTTGGATAAAAAATCGTTCATCCGCAACTCAACCATTTTTGTTTGATACCAATAGAGGAATGGGTTTTGCTATTCAGCCACCTTTTCTTAGCACCAACACAACAAATGCGCAATCAGCTACTCTAACAGATTATATTCGCGCTGATACAACAGGTTTTACCATTGGGTCTAATGCAACTGGAGGGTCTGTTAATGCATCAGGATCAAACTACGCCTCATGGACATTCCGCAAGCAACCAAAGTTCTTTGATGTTGTGACTTATACGGGTACAGGTTCTGCCACAACAATTGCCCACAACCTTGGCTCTGTACCAGGTTGCATCATCGTTAAACAAACTAGCGCAAGTGGCAATTATTGGACTGTGTATCACACATCTTTAGGAAATACACAGCGCATTTTCTTAAATACTACTGACCCATCGGAAACTGCATCTAGTTGGAACAACACAACTCCAACTAGCACAGTTTTTTCTGTTGGAACAAGTGCCGCAGTTAATGGCTCTGGCAGTACTTATGTCGCATACCTATTCGCCCACAATGCAGGAGGCTTTGGTCTGACTGGTACAGACAATGTGATTTCGTGCGGGTCGTTTACGACTGATGGTTCTGGTAATGCAAGTGTGACGCTTGGTTATGAGCCTCAATGGGTATTAACTAAACTTGCAACTGGCGCATCTCAATGGCTTATGGTTGACACAATGCGTGGTGACCCAGTTTTATCTCAACCATGTCAATATTTATGTGCAAATTTAAGTAACGCAGAGGCAACAACAGGTGCTGGCGTTGCTCAACCAACTTCAACTGGTTTTAACGGCAGTAGTTTTGACGTTGGGACGCACATCTACATAGCCATTCGTAGAGGCCCGATGAAAGTGCCTACGGATGCGACTAAGGTGTTTAATCCTACAGCAAACGCAGGTACTGGCTCAACCAAATTTATTACAACCAACTTTCCTGTTGATTTGACTATTCAAACTAACAGGAATGATGCTCAATCTACATTCACAGACCGATTGCGTGGTGGTGGTGCAAACGCATCTCCACGGGTTTACTCTCAATTTACTGATGCCGAAAGCAACACTTCTGCGGGTCGTGGCATTAACTTTGATAGCAATACAGGGGTAACAAACTTACTTACCTACAACAATGGTGTTGGTGATAATTTTATTTATTACGCAATGCAACGTGCCCCAGGCTTCTTTGATGAGGTTTGCTTTACTGATGACGGAACTGGCACTCAAGTTGTAAAACACAATCTTGGTGTAGTTCCTGAATTGCAAATCTTAAAAGTAAGAAGCAATGCGCAAAATTGGCCTGTTTACATAACTTCAGGAACTTTAAGTTTAAAATTAAATCTTACAGACGCAGCAGGTAGTCAGTCTTTAAGTCCGACATCTACTCAATTTACCGCCCCTGGATACCCAGCAGGATGGACTGTTGTTTCTTACCTATTTGCCACTTGTGCGGGTGTTTCCAAAGTAGGCTCATACACAGGCAATGGCACAACTCAAACCATCAATTGCGGATTTACAGGCGGTGCTAGGTTTGTACTTATTAAACGTACAGATTCAACTGGTGATTGGTATGTGTACGACACAGCCCGTGGCATGACAGTATTGACAGACCCATATCTGTTGTTGAATAGCACAGCCGCAGAATCTGCAACACTTGGTTCTGTTACAACAGTTTCAACAGGTTTTGCTGTTAATGCTTCAATCTTAGCGGCAATCAATACAAATTCCGCAAGCTATATTTTCTTGGCAATTGCATGAAGTACATTGACAACAATCAAGTCCTAAGCTTTTTGCAAGCACATAAGGTAATAGCTGTGGATAGTCGAAAAGTAATTAACGACACATTTAATGACAATGTTTGGGAAATTGATGTAATGGTGCTAGACAACGGGCAAGCCATTGGCCTTGAAGGTGATGGCGGCTCTGTAAATTACTGGCTGATAGAGCCGCAAGACTTTAAGGAGTAATCATGCAAATCAGAATTCGTGAAACAGGCGCAGTCATGTACGAGGGTGAATTTCGTGCATTATTCCCAAACACTTCAATGCCACAACAACTTACTGAAGAACTGATCAATGAGTTTAACGGGGATGTTGTGTTTGAAGGCCCACAGGCTACAGGTGGTGATCAATACCAATACAGCCAATATTCTGGCGTTGAACAACTTGACGGTAAATGGTACACAAAGTACATCCTTGGCCCGGTCTTTATCGACGGCGAAACTACTGCCGCAGAACAAGAAGCTGCATACAAAGCCATGAAAGATGCCGAGCAAGCCAAGTCTGTACGTCAACAACGCGACGCTAAACTGGCTGAGTCTGACTGGCGTGTTATCAAAGCGCTTGAAAGCAGCACACCTCAAGATTTTGCGTGGGCGGCCTACCGTCAAGCGCTGCGCGACATCACAAGTCAAACTGGATTTCCATGGGCTATTGATTGGCCCGTAAATCCGTAATAGAATGTTTCAAACTGTACTGGCGCAGCACACCAGGGAATCTTAGGATTCGAACAAATGACTGATGAAGTCCAAAACCTAGCGGACACACCCGCGCCGGAACAGGAAGCAACGGCTGCCCCTGAACCCGAAGTTAATTCGCCGGAAGTATCGACAGAGCAGACAGAACAACTTGCGGAAAAAACTTATACGCAAGCTGAAATCGACGCAATGATCGGTAAGCGCCTCGCAAGAGAACAGCGCAAATGGGAAAGAGATCAGGCAGCAAAGCAAGCCGAAACGCAAACTTTGCAAAGTGTGCCAACAGACATCGATGAGAGCGATCCTCACGCAGTCGTCTTGAAAAAGGCCGCTGAATTAGTCGCTCAACGAGATGCTGCAAAGCAACAAGCCGAGATCATGGAGGCTTACGCCGAAAGTGAAGAAAAGGTCAGGGACAAATACGACGACTTCGACCAAGTCGCACGTAACCCTAACGTGCCAATCACTGAGGTAATGGCTGAAGCGATCTACGCCTCTGACGTTGGCCCCGAAGTAGCTTACTACTTAGGTTCTAACATCAAAGAAGCCGCTCGAATTGCCCGTTTAACGCCTTTCATGCAGGCAAAAGAGATTGGAAAGATTGAAGCCAAATTGGCCTCCGATCCTCCGGTCAAAAAAACTTCAAACGCGCCAGCACCGATTAGTCCGGTAACTGCACGTTCAAACGGTTCGCCGAGCCATGACACGACTGACCCACGGTCAATCAAGTCCATGACAACCTCGCAGTGGATCGAAGCTGAACGGGCACGCCAGATGAAAAAGTTCGAAGCGCAACGCAACCGCTAATTTTTTGAAAGGACTAACATGTCTAATAGTATTCTGACGATTGACATGATCACCCGTAAAGCCCTCGAAATCCTCGAGAACAACCTGGTGATCACCCGTAACGTAAACCGCCAGTACGACGACAGCTTCGCTGTTGAAGGTGCTAAGATCGGTTCCACACTGCGTATCCGTTTGCCCGACCGCGCTCTGGTGACTGACGGCGCCGCCTTGCAAGTGCAAGACGACAACGAGCAGTACACCACACTGACTGTTGCTTCACAAAAGCACATCGGCGTTAACTTCACATCTGCTGAATTGACCATGCAATTGGACGACTTCGCAGAGCGTGTGTTGAAGCCTCGTATCAGCCAGTTGGCCTCTTCTATCGACGCTGACGTTGCTAACGCCTACCTTGGCATTGGTAACTCTGTCGGTACACCTGGCACAACTCCTTCTACTTCTTTGGTCTTGCTCCAAGCCCAGCAGAAGCTGAACGAAAACGCTGCTGTGATGTCTCCCCGTTACGCCACCGTCAACCCAGCCGCTAACGCTGGTTTGGTCGAAGGCATGAAGGGCTTGTTCAACCCCACAGACACCATCAGCAAGCAGTTCAAGAACGGCATGATGGGCACTGGTGTGTTGGGCTTTGACGAGATTAACATGTCTCAGTCTATCAAGCAGTTCACAACTGGTTCACGCGGCGCTACTGGTGCTACTTTGTCTGCTTCTGTGTCTTCACAAGGCGCTACAACCATCGCTATCACTGGCGGCGGTAACGGTGGTACTGTAAAGATCGGTGACGTGTTCACTGTTGCTGACTGCTACGCTGTTAACCCACAAACACGTGAGTCAACAGGTTCCTTGTTCCAGTTCGTTGCTACTGCAAACGTGACTTTGGGTTCAAGCGGCGAAGGCAACATCACTGTTGCTCCTATCTACACTTCCGCAAATGCCTTGGCAACTGTGGACAGCTTCCCTGCTTCTGGCAAAGCTGTTGTGTTCGTTGGTGCTGCTTCTACTCAGTACGCTCAGAACTTGGTTTACCACAAAGATGCGATCACATTTGCGACCGCTGACTTGTTGTTGCCACAAGGCGTAGACATGGCTGCTCGTGCCGTTCACAACGGTATTTCCTTGCGTGTGGTTCGCCAGTACGACATCAACAACGATCGTATGCCTTGCCGTATCGACGTTTTGTATGGCTACAACACAATTCGTCCACAGATGGCTGTTCGCCTCTGGGGTTAATTTTTAACATTGAAAGGAAATTATCATGGCATTACCTAACGGCGCAGGCGGTTACCAGTTTGGTGACGGCAATCTGAACGAAATCAACATGGTCACGCAAGTGGCCCCTACAGCTAAAGCAGCCGCAGCCACTTTGACCGCTGCTGAATTGGCTACTGGCATCATCACTTTCAATGGCACTGCTGGCGCTTTGACAGTACCTCTGGGTACTTCTTTGGACGCTGCATTTCCTAGCATGAAAG